CTTCAGCAGCGTGTGAACGTGCGTAATCAAGTTCTGGAAAAGGCTGATAACGACAACAGTGGAGAATAAGCACTATGGATAACGTGCAGCAATCTCAAGAACAAGAGAAGCCTATCTATTCAGATTTAGCTAGCGCTTCTGATGCCCTCTTAGCCCGATGGGAGGACGCTTCCGAGCCATCCGAACAAGCGACTGAAGAGGCTACTGCAACAGCTGATGAAGAGACAGAAGAGCTGGAGCAGGAACAGGAGATACAGGAAGAAGTCGAACTAGACGATGATGATGAGGAGATAGACCCTGATGAGTTACAAGACACCGAAGAAGAAGAAGCCGAAGAAGAAGTAGAAGAGCTTAGCGATGATACTCTTGTCGAGCTTGTAATCGATGGCGAAAGTAAACAGGCATCTATCAAAGATTTGAAACGTCTTTATGGGCAAGAAGCCAGTCTCACCCGAAAGTCTCAAGAAGTCGCTGCTCAGCGTAAGCAAGCAGAAGACAATATTGGCAAAACATCTGCAATCCTTCAGCGATTAGTAGAGCAAGCGGAACAGCGTTATAAGCCATATAGCGAAGTAGATATGCTGCTAGCATCAAAATCTATGGAAGACGCAGACTTCGCTCAGCTACGAAAAGAAGCGCAGGAAGCTGCAGATAACCTCAAATTCGTCAAAGAAGAAGCTGACGCATTTTACAAAGACATACAAACCCAACAACAGCAGCAGTTACAGGAAGCAGCATCAAATGCTGTCAAAGTGCTGCAAGAGCAAATACCCGACTGGAGCAATTCGCTCTATGACGACATCAGAGCATATGCGGTAGGTCAGGGATTAGCACAGGCTGAGGTTGATAACTATGTTGACCCAGTTGTGATTTCCATCTTGAACAAGGCTCGTCTGTACGACCAAGCCAAGCAAGTAACCACAACCAAGAAAAAGCGTGTAGCGAAAAAGGTGCTGAAATCAACGAAAGCACCAGCCAATGACGCTCAGATAAAGGCCAAGCGCATGAGAGATGCGAAAGCCAGACTTCAAGAGCGTGGCAACGACATTGACGATATAGCCGATATTCTTTTGCAGCGTTGGGAAGCTTAACAACCCAATTACCTAAGAAGGAAATTAATCAATGGCGGTTTATACATCCTATGACCAGGTCGGCCTGGCGGAGGACGTATCGGACATTAAGTAATGGTGTCCTTTTGGCGCAAGCCATCAAAATAAACTGTGTGAATTGCAGGAACATCCCACGTGGACAATCTGCAGCCAAGCCCAGCGATGGGAAGGTTCAACGACTATCCAGACATGGAGTAGGGCGAAGTCGCCCGAAGCGCACAGCCCCAGAAATGGGTGAAGAAATAGTCTCAACGTCATGGGCAACCATGAGCAGCCGGAAGGCGGTCTGTGATTAACGACCACAGGCGAAGATTTGCATTACCGATATCACTCCAACCGATACCCCATTCTTCTCGATGATTAAGTCAGAGAAGGTGTCTGCTCGTGTATTCGAGTGGCAAGAAGATAGCCTAGCGGCTGCAGCTAACAACGCACAGGTTGAAGGCGCAGCATTTACAGCTGGCACATTAACACCAACAACCATGCGTACTAACAACACGCAGATACTTTCAAAAGTGTTAACTTTAAGCACCGCTGCTTAGTAATAGGCAGATGAAAACTATGTGAAATCAGGGAAACCCCTAACGTAAAGACGAGGGCAATCCTGAGCCAAGCCCTGAAAAGGGAAGGTGCAACGACTATCCAGAGATGGAGTAGGGTCAAGTGACCCGAAGCGCATAGCCCCAGAAATGGGTGATGATATAGTCTGAACTTATGTGAAAGCATAAGCAGCCAAAATGGCGGTCTAGTTTTAACGAGGCTAGGCGAACATATTTGTTGAAGTATCAGCGACAGCCGATGCGGTGAAAACCTACGGCAGAGCTAAAGAAACTGCGTTAAAATTGGTAGCGTAGTATAAACCCTGTGAATTGCTGGAAAGCCTAAGTCGAAAGATATGGTAATCAGCAGCCAAGCCCCATTAGGGGAAGGTTCAACGACTATCCGACAGGAGTACACCCTAAGTAGGGTGGAAGCGCAGGGCATCCAAAGATGGATGATGATATAGTCTCATCTCATGTCGAAAGCATGAGCTGCCTTCGGGCGGTCTGTGATTAACGAACACAGACGAAGATAATGACCAAATGTCAAAAGCACTCAAGGAAATCAAGCGTGACCTTGAACGTGCATATGTAGGCGTAGATAACGCAAAGGTTAGTGGTACTAGCTCAGTAGCACGTGAAATGGACAGCGCAACCCAGCAGATTACTACAATTGAGGCTGGTGGTACTGCTGCCCTGACAGAAACAATGCTTTTGAACCTGGGGCAGGACTGCTTCAATAATGGTTCAGACCCATCAGTGTTTATGATTAAACCAGCTGATGCGCAAATTGTTGCTGGCTTCACTGGTTCAGCTGGTCGCAATCGTAATTTTAACGATGGCACAAAGACACTGGTAAACGTGATTGACCTCTATGTTTCACCTTATGGTGAATACAAAGTGGTGCTTAATCGTCACCAGTTGACTGACCATGCGTTCCTGCTTGACCCATCAATGTTCCGGTCAATCGTACTGCGTCCATTCGCACGTACATTGCTTGGAAAGCAGAGCGATGGCGATACACACGCTATTACAGCAGAGATGTCACTCAAGCACATGAACTACGCTGATTCAGGCGTAATCAACGCCCTAACATAGGCGTGAACTAATTGAGGGCGAGGGGAGTGGGTTTGCTCTCCTTACCACCCCTTCGTCCTCTTTACCCCTACATCAAAGGAGATTGTTATCATGGCAGACCATGACACAAATCTTATCGGCATCAACACAGATTATCTGGAAGATGGCGACAATGTAGTGCGCAAGCACACACAAGACATACCCCAATCATTTCTCGATGGCCTAGCCGAACAGCGCAACAACAGCACCTCAGTTCGAGAGGGCGAGTTCATGCGTGTAGCGTCCATTCCGACTGTAGTGGTCGAGAAGTGGATGCGTGAAGGCTTCGACATCCTATCTGACCGAAACATAACAGGCGCTGACATTGTGAAGCGACTGAAGGCTGAAAACCTAGATGCCTTTCTAACTACAGAGAAAAGCCTATGAAACGTGGACTTTACGCAAATATCCACGCCAAGCGCAAACGCATTGCCGCTGGCAGTGGCGAGAAGATGCGCAAACCAGGCGCAAAAGGCGCACCAACAGCTGCCAACTTTAAGAAAGCAGCCAAAACAGCCAAGACATCAACCGAACCTAAGAGAACCTAAAAAATGAACTATGGAGAACTGAAGTCTCACTTTGAGGCACTGCTGAACCGAAGTGACAACACTTCAGCCCTCACAGAAACATTCATAACACAGGGCATAAGCAGAATTGGTCGTCAGCTGAGAACAGCTATGAACGAAAAGGTGCAAGCCTATGAGCTTACATCCCAAACAGCCTTATTTACCCTGCCTTCCGATTTCTTGGAAATCATCTCGCTATACTATGGCGATAGGCAGCTCATCAGATTGCCTATGGCTAAATTCAGGCCATTTACGACCTCTGCAGCCACTGGCGCACCCAAATACTTTACCAGACAGCAAGAAGGCATCCTCTTATATCCTCAGCCAACAGATGGAACTCTGACGCTCTACTATTATGGCGATTTCGATGACCTGACAGCTGATAGCGATAGCAACGCATTGAGCGTAGCTGCGCCTGACCTGATTATCTATGCAGCGCTGACCTATGCAGCTGACTTCTATTTGGATGAACGTGCTGAGCTGTTTGAGGCCAAATATCAGGGCTTCCTGTCTGAAATACAAGAACAGGCCAATGACCAAGAACTAAACGGCTCTATCAATACGATTGCGCCAGCATATGCTTATGGAGATGACTGATGGCAACATCCAGCTTTTATAACACCTCTGGTAGTACGCCTACACAAGCTACAGACATCGCTACTAGCGTTGACCAGGCGCAGGACGCAGCTCAGGAAGCTGAAGCCAAACTCACCGAATTTAAGTCGCTCTATATGGGCGTTTATTCGACTGAACCAGTGGCAAAGCAGGATGGGTCGCTATATTTCAACGATGCTACCAGTCTTCTGTACTACTGGAATGGCACTGCCTGGACAGCAACAAACACAACAGCTGGCTCAACTGACGATATAGCTGAAGGCTCGACAAACCTGTATTTCACTGCAGAGCGTGTCGATGACCAGGTTAACACCCTTCTGACAGCTGGCAGTAACGTAACGCTTACCTATGACGATGCAGCTGGCTCACTAACTATTGATGCCACTGGTGGTTCAACGCTAACAGATACAGACGACCTTACTGAGGGTGCGACTAACCTTTACTACACAGACGCTAGAGCAGATGCACGTATTGCAGCAGCAGGACACATCACAGCCTCTAGCACTGATACTCTGACTAACAAATCTGGCAATATCAGCCAGTGGACGAACGACAGTAACTACCTGACTGGCATTACTGGTCAAAGCCTTTACAGCCTGTCTAACGTAAACACCAGCGCAAGCCCCTCAGATGGGCAAGTGCTTGCGTGGGATAATGCAAACTCATACTGGACACCTGTCGCAGCTTCTAGCGGTGGCGGTATTTCGCTGACTGATATCAGCGTTACACAGAACACTGCTGGTACAGCAGCGCTTAGCTACAACAGCACCACAGGCGTTTTCAGCTACACTCCACCTGACCTCTCTAGCTACGCAACAACAGCTAGCCTCGCTTCTGTGGCAACCAGTGGTGCGTATGCTGATATCACAGGCACACCAACATTAGCCACTGTAGCAACTAGCGGTGCTTATTCCGACCTTTCTGGTACGCCTAGCCTGTCTGGGTATCTAACAGGCATCACTAGTGAGAGCCTGGCTGACTTGTCTGACGTTGATAGCACAGCACCAACAGATGGACAGGTACTGACTTGGGATAACGCCAACAGCTACTGGAAGCCAGCTACAGGTGGTTCTTCTATTGATTACGCAGCACATGGCACTGATGCTGATAGCTCTGGCAGCCCAACAGCAAATGCAGATAACTCAGTTGCGCTAGGTTATGGTGCAGAAGCCACAGCCGCTGATACAGTCGCTATCGGGAACAAGGCCAAAGCCACAGGCTCTGGGGCGATACGAATTGGCCTTGATAGTAACGTAACAGGATTACCAGCCTCTGGCACTGGCGCAATTAGTATTGGCTGGGGTTCAAATGGGTCTGGCTATCTGGGGCTTGCGCTAGGATATTCCTCAAACGCAACAGCCTCCACATCTATGGCAATCGGGGCTAACGCATATGCAACCCACAGCAAATCTATTGCTCTGGGATATGGGGCAGACACATCAGCAACAAATCAGCTAATGCTGGGCGATGCTGGTACGACATATGGCTTCAGTAGCATCAGGGTAGGCAATACAAGCTATACCCCATCTGACAACATGGATTTGGCAACAAAAAAATATGTTGACGACAACGCTGGTGGGGGCGGTGGTGCAAACATCGTCACAGGTACATTTACAACCACTAGCACTACCTATGTGGACGCTGGGGAGCTGCTAGATACCGATGATGGCTTTATTGGCGCAGTTGAAGTGTTGTTACACGCAACAAGAGGCACTGGCACATCGATGAAAACCACGCTGCTGCCCTGCTTGTTCTGTTTCAACCCCGGTAATCCATCAGTATCAAATTGGACAACATTTCCAACTATCGGCAATGCAGGGAGCGGCTCTTATGAGCAGCTAGGATTTGTGTCTTTCAGGTTCGATACCTCAACCAACAAACTTTACCTACAAGTCAAGAATAATGCAGCCACCAGCACAGTCTATAACTGGACTGCTAAAATCGTTTAATCGGAGAATAGATAATGAGTGAAGCAAACTTAGAAACCCCTGCTGGTTTTACAGTTACCGGGGGGCTAACTGTTACTGATGGTATTACAGTCACAGGCGGCAGTATCGATTTCTCTGGTGCTAGCAGTAGTAATGCTCTTTCACTGACTGATTTATCAGCCACCACAGCAGCAGCTGGTACAACTGGTCTGGCTTATGATAATACCACAGGCGTTTTTACTTACACCCCACCCGACCTAAGCACCTATTTGACTAGTGCCACACTTACAGGCAGCGACTTAGATATGGGTGGCAATAAGGTACTATTTGCCAATATGTATTCGGCAGAAGGTAACTTACCCTCAGCGACTACCTATCACGGTATGTTCGCCCATGTTCACGGTACAGGGAAAGGGTACTTTGCCCATAATGGCAACTGGATAAAGCTAATTGATGAAACCTCATCAACAACTGACAACCTAACAGAAGGCTCAACCAACCTTTACTATACAGACACTAGAGCAAGAGCAGCTGTAAGTGCGACAACTGGTGTGGCTGGTACAGCTGCGCTGTCATACAATAGCAGCACTGGTCAGTTTACATTAACACCACCAGACCTTTCTAGCTACGCTACTATAGCTAGCCTTGCTGGATATCTGACAGACATCACTGGCGAGAGCCTATCTGATTTGTCTAACGTGGCCTCTACAGCCCCGATTGATGGGCAAGTGCTAACCTATGACACCACAAACGGCTGGCAGC